TTCAGTCCGGTTCGCTAGGGGCTTCTCACACCCCGTCCGGCACATATTTTTCTTTTTACTCCGGTATTCCATCGGAGTCAACTTCAGATGAAAACTCCTCCGGATCAGGATCGTTCCACAAGTCCAGTTGCAGGGATACTTTGTACCCATCACAGATTGGACAGCGGATGCTGGCTTGTTCTGTATCCTTCGCACTGAACGTCGAGCCGCAGTGGTTGCAGAAAAACTTTGCATCAATCTTCATCAGTAACTTCCTCCCACATAGGAGTGAACCACTCTATATCATCTGGCAAATCCCACAACTTGCACATATCTACCTCTGTTTTTGTTTCTTCTTCAGGTTCACAACTGTCTGGCGTTTGAATCAAAGCAGAAAAACCTACATCACAAATGTCACTACTCGGCATTCTGGCTAATTCAACATCGTACGGGTTGCCGTGTTCATCTATCTGCCAATAAAGCTCATGGTCTGCATTGGTATATACAAAACCAATAAAACCTTCGTATCGCATTAAGAACAAACGATCCTCAAATGGAACGGCTAAATACCTAACTAACATCATATCCCCCTAGTTTCTGACGATGATTACAGAAAAACTTTGCATCAATCTTCACGGGAATATCCTTTTATCACGTCGTATGTATTTTTAAGACTTTCATGCCCAAGCAACATTTGCGCTTTGTTCAAAAGTCTAGCCAATCGGATCATTTCTGGCGTATGAGTACACCCTTGATCCATGTGTTCGATCAAAATCCCGATTTGATCTGCTGTTAAGTTGACTTGGACTCGATCTTCACCGCCATCGAATTGTTGCATATCAACAAATTGACTCGCCCACTGTTCAAATTCTTCAGCCAGTTTAATAGTCGCCATCTCTATATCCCCCTAGTTTCTGACGATGTTTTAACAAACGTGTAAAGATACTTTTCACACGTTTCGCGTAATCTATATCATGCTCTTTGGTACTTTGCAAACACTCTAGGTACTCTACCTTTTCATGCCCTAGTTTCCAAACAAGTGCCACTCGATACTCCGAAACATTCCCTGAAAGGTAGCGATTGCACTTCACACACTGCTTATGACAGTTCCAAAGATGGAATCTTAAGTGAGGTGCTGACCCCCTTGAACGGAAATGACCAGCGTCATAATTACCGCCAAACTTCCCGCCGATATGTTTACCGCAGGAAATGCATCCATTGTGCCGGTCACGCCATCGAACATAGGCATTAAATGCGCTCTGAGCTTCAGAGAGCCACTGTGAGCGAGTTTTTTGCTTTTCCCGTACCTTAGCCCTATCTTCACGATCTTGTCGCTCTATGGCCTTCCTAACGGTCTTCTTGCCCTGTTCGGACTTTGTGTACAGCATTAGGCACTCCATCGAGCAAAAAGCCCTTAAACCACGAGCTAATGCGTCGTCTGAATCGACTTTCTTCTTACACTGACTGCAACGACGTGACTTGCTCTGCATCTTCTTTGAACTTTGTTATCTCTTCTTGTGTCATGCAATAGGTTGGCCCATGACCCAAATCTTTGATTCGCTTCTCGTTGATAATTTCATCCTCAACAGCAAATCCCCGAAAATCAACCACGTTTTTATCGATCACTCCCAGAACATAAACATCTGAACTGCCTTTTTTCTTCTTTACTGGGACGATCAACTGACCATTCTGAAGGTCTGTTGCCTTAATGTCGCATTTCCATCCTTGATAGATTACATCAGTCGTTCCGGATTGAGGGGCAATATCGAGATTCGGATACTGGTTGGCCCACTTACAGAATGCCATCTCTGCCATAACGCCAATCATCTCGTTACGCTTCTTTGATTCTGTCAAATGAGGGAAATAATCTTGCCGTTTCGCCGCACGATTCATCATCTCTCGCATGGCTCCAATTTGACCTGCGAGCATCAGCTCAGTATCCGACAGCTCAATTCTCATCTTGATACTCCGGCACATGAAGCCAAGTTTGACCATTTCTGATCCGATAGATGACGTGCTTGCTCACCTCAAACTTGCCAGCAATCTCCACTGGACTCAGACCTTCCTTGATTAATCCCTTAATTAAGTAAACGTCATGCTCTGTTAGCTGGGCCGAGCGATGCTTTGCACGTTTGCCTTCCCAGAAATGACTTGGCTTCATCGTTCCCCCTATCGCAGACTAATCGGTACTGCTTCAAAGTCATCCCTACTGTTGCCAGAGTAGCGACTTGCAGACCCGTGTTTCATGTACGCCTGATTGATTGCGTCCTCCTTGCTGACTGCTTTGATGCAAGCAAGATATTTACCGCGACAATAAACCCAAAAGAACTTAAACATTATTGATTCTCTCTCTCTTTAAGTTTCATGTACTCCGAATCATCAGGGATGGTTAGCTTCATCCCGTGCGAATGAGCAAAAGCATCGACTTGTTGCATATAGAAATACATTTCGCCTTTCAGCAACTTAGTAGTGCTTTTTAAGGTCTTTATCTCTTTCTTGCCAACAATGCGAGTCTCGTATCCTAGAAACTCCTCAACTAGCCATTCATGCATCTCCTCCTTGATGAATGGCGTAGCATCCTTGTCGAGCTTTGCATTGGTCTGAGCGACAATCTCGCCCAGCCACATCCAATACAGATCATTCTGGTTGATGCTTCGGTTGCTTCCCCCCTTCCATTCCAGATGGATGAACCCGTGATCCTCGATGCCCGCTAGAGCATCTCGATAGACCTGATCCATCATCTGCTTGGAAGTAACTGTGTATTTAGCCTTTTGCATCATCAAGTCCAATGAATGCATCAAACGACATACCGAAGTATTCAGCTATCTCTTGAATCCGACGAAAGCTCATATCCTCCATCTTTCTCCAGCGGATGACCTGCTGGGGCTGAATGCCGAATCGTTTAGCTAACTCTCCGTTTGAGACGCTTTTCATCGCTTGAGCGACGCGCAAGCATTTTCCAATATTTACCTTTTTCATTGTTACCTCAGAATGGGATCGAGTCGTTAGTGACCTGCACAGGGTCAGCCGGTGCAGTATTGGTGTACTGCGCTTGATCTTTCGGCTGGTCTTTCATGGTTAGTTTGGCCTTGAGTACCGGCGCACGTTCGTTTGCACCTTCATCTCGTTTCCAAGCACTAACCCAATACTCTTTGCCATCAACAGTTGCATTGCCTTTAAAGTCAGGATCAGTCGGCTTGTTCTTCCGATCATTACCCCAGATAGCAATCTCATTGTTGTTGTCGTACTTCTTTTGTTCTGTCATAGGAATTTCTCCAAGTTCTTACTTTCTTTCTCTATTTCCTTACACGCATCGATCACAATCGCTTCCAACGCTTTGATGTATTCTTCATCACGCTCGACACGAATGAGAAGTGGCGGCAAAGACGGGTGATAAGACAAAAAGTCCCACCATTTACGTTGAGTTATCCACAGGCAACCCATCACCTGAGCTTTGTACTCAGACGGCAACTTACCTGCACGGAAATACTTAACGTGTGTTGCAGGGGCCGGACACTTAATCTCCAGACCCCCATCAGCATTGACTAACCCATCAGGGCTGATCCCGCACTCATATTCATCATGCTTACAGAATCCAACCTCTTGTACGGTTACTCGACGCTCAAACTCATAGAAGGCTCGTGCATCAGGCTCTAACTCCCGTCCACGAATCATCCATTCATTCTCATACGTTTCAGGAACTTCTCCTATCACCTTCTCAGCGATCAAGCCGTTCACATAACCTGCGCGGCTAGTGGACTCTTTGCCTTGTGCGGTGATTAGTTTCGAGAAGCCTGACCCTGATGGACAGCCCAGACGGGCCATCAACCATTCAGGTGTTCCCTGATCTGCCTCAACGATCCTCATTTGGCCTTCCTCTTGAGTGCGGCAATCAGGTTGTCGTATTGCTCTGGATGCGTATCGTGCAGGTCTTTGACCTTGAGCCACTTATGCAAAGCGTCCATATCTTCATCGGTCAAATCAACTTTCTCGACAAGTTTGTCAATCTCAGCCTTCTGCTTATCAGTCAGAGCCGAAAAATCGCTTTGCTCAAGCATATCTGCGTCATCACGCTCGCCTGAATTGATCTTAAAGATGGTACGCATGGCAATCTTCTCGACATACGACAGTGCTGAACCGGCAGACTGTGCGCCAGTGAAAGGAAGTGTGATTGATCTGCGGATCGGGAAGTTCCAGACAGCCCCATCCTTATGCATGATGGTGAACTGATACACCGCACGGTAGAGTTTGCGATCTTCGCTAAGACTGCTTTCCAGCTCGTCAGGGATAATCATAATCCCCGCCTCGTTCATCAAAGGACGCATCTTCTCGTAATACTTATCGATAGAGACGTATCTGTACTTAGAAAACTCGTTATTAGAATCGTATCCCAAAGTTCCGATCTTCGACTGAATCTCAAACAGTGCATTAGCGATAACTTTTGGACACTCATTAGACTGATGATTCATCTTTGTTCCCCCTTTATGAAAGCATCAGGGAACAATCTAGTCATTTGAGGGCATATTG